CTGTGATACCTACCTGCACTAACATTTAACCAAGTAGTTAATGCTCCAACCTGTACTGGACTTGATCTGTTTGCAGTATCGCCTACACCTAATCGACCGCTATTGAAACCCCATGCCCACATGGTACCATCTGTTTTGACTGCCATGCTATGAAAATAACCTGCAGAAATACTTGACCAGGTAGTTAAAGCTCCAATCTGTACTGGACTAGATCTATCGTTAGTATCTCCTAACCCTAGCAGGCCATAAGTGAAATTGTACCCCCATGACCACATGGTACCATCTGTTTTAATTGCTAAACTGTGATAATTGCCTCCAGCAACACTTGACCAAGTGTTTAACGCACCAACCTGTACTGGACTAGATCTAGCCGTAGTGTCCCCTAATCCTAATTTGCCTTGGCCACCGCTTCCCCAAGACCACATGGTACCATCTGTTTTGACAGCTAAGCTGTGACCACCGCCCGCACTAATACTTGACCAAGTAGTTAATGCACCAACTTGTACTGGACTAGATCTATTTATAGTATTGCCTAGACCCAATCTACCGTTCGAAGCTCTACCCCATGACCACAAGGTACCATCTGTTTTAACGGCCAGGGCGTGTTCCTCACCCGCAGCAATATTTAACCAAGTAGTTAGGGCTCCAACTTGTACTGGACTAGATATATTTGTAGTATTGCCTAGGCCCAGTTGGCCGTACTCATTTTTGCCCCAAGACCATATTGTACCATCTGTTTTAATGGCCGCGCTGTGCAATTCACCACCGGAAATACTTGACCAAGTAGTTAGTGCACCAACTTGTTTTGGACTTGAATAATCTGTAGTATTACCTAATCCCAATCGACCAAAGTCATTGTCGCCCCATGCCCATAGATATGGATCAGGGGGAGGCGGTGGAGGCGCAACAAAAGTCCCACCACCAACTAACGTAAATCCAGCTGTAAATTCCATTTGATTATCCTACTAATATATGCGTATTCATATATTTATATCTAATCAAATATAAAGATTTGGTCATCTTTATTACATAACCTATTGACAAATAAGCACTTTTCATATATAATGATATAATTATTTATTGTGTCTAAAAGGTTTTTAATGAAGTTCTACACTAACGTGAATCAGTATGGTAATCGTATTCTGGTCAGGGGCGTAAATAACGGCAAAACCGTTCAGGAAAAGATCGAATTCAAACCAAGCTTATTTACAAAGTCACAGAAAGAATCATACTATAAGTCGTTATTCGGAGATAATCTTGAAGAAATAGAATTCGCAGATATAAACGATGCCAAAGATTATGTCAAAAGATATAAAGAAGTAGAAAATTATCCCATCTTTGGCAACACAAATTACGCATATCAGTATATCACAAAGACGTTTCCCGACGAAGTAGAATTCGATATTTCGCAGATTAAAATTTGGTCTCTTGATATTGAGACCTCTGCAGAACTTGGATTCCCCAATGTCAGAGATCCAAAAGAAGAATTGTTATTGATTACGATTCAAGATGCAAGTACTAAAGAGCTTGTGACATTTGGATCGAAACAATTTAAAGTAACAAAAGACAATCATACCTATATTCAATGTAGAGATGAGTATGATCTATTTCAGAAGTTCTTAATTTATTTCCAAGAGAATTGCCCTAACATTCTTACAGGATGGAACATTGAATTCTTTGATATTCCATATTTGTGTTCTAGAATGGCACGTATTCTTGGAGATGATGCTGTTAAAAAGCTATCACCTTGGGGTGTGGTAAATCCAAAAGAATTTACCCGCATGAGTCGCACAGAACTTATTTATGATATTCTTGGTGTAGCCATTCTAGACTATCTTGATCTGTATAAGAAGTTTACCTACAGTGCTCAAGAATCATATAAGTTGGATCACATTGCCAAAGTAGAACTTGGCAAAGAGAAATTATCGTATGACGAATATACTTCGTTCCGAGACTTCTATAAAAATGATTGGCAAAAGTTTGTCGAGTATAACGTAGTTGACGTAGAACTTGTTGACCAGCTTGAAGACAAGATGAAGTTGATTGAATTGATTCTTACAATGGCATATGATGCGAAATGTAATTATGTTGATGTATTCTCAGCTGTAAGAACTTGGGACTGTATCTTATGGAATCATTTGTGGAAACAAAACATTGTTGTGCATCAGCGAGAAGGTTTGCCCGGTAGACAAATTGTCGGGGCATTTGTTCAAGAACCACGACCAGGCAAATATGATTGGGTGGTTTCTTTTGATGCAACAAGTCTGTATCCTAGTATTATTATGCAGTATAATTTGTCGCCAGAAACACAAATTAGAAAAGCAACAAAAAATGCAGATGTAAATTCATTGTTAAAACAATCTATCAATCTAGATGATCTAAAAGATAACAACTATTGTATGTCTGCAAATGGCTTTTGCTATACCAGAGAGAAGCAAGGATTGTTTCCCGAGATTGTTCAGAAGTTATTTGACGATCGACAAAAGTATAAGAAGTTGATGTTGGTCGCTCAATCTAAGTATGAAGAATCAAAAGATAAGAAGTGGCAAAAAGAGATTGCAAAATATAACAACTTTCAGATGGCTCGTAAGATTCAATTAAACTCTTTGTTTGGTGCATGGGGCAATGAGTTTTTTAGATTCTATGATTCAAATATTGCTGAAGGTATTACGTTGACCGGACAGTATATTATTCAGACTGTGGGTGCAGCATTGAATGAGTATTTGAACAAAGTGTGTGACACAAAAGATCACATTTATTCATTCTATTCAGATACAGATGCGTGTTATATTACACTTGACCCATTGGTTCAAAAGTTCTACAAAGATCAACCAAAAGAAAAGATCGTAGAGATTCTCGATAAGATTTGTAATGAGAAGATTGAAAAGGCAATTAACAAGTCATGCGATATGCTTGCAGAATATACTAATGCCTTTGAGACAAAGATTTATTTTAAGCGTGAGGTTATTGCAGATCGAGGCATTTGGGTTGCTAAGAAACGATATGCTTTAAATGTTTATAACAATGAGGGTGTTCAATATAAGGAACCAAAGCTAAAGGTTATGGGATTGGAGATTGTTAGATCATCTACTCCCGAACCTGTACGAGACGCGTTGAAGCAGGCAGTTAAATTGGCATTGACCGGAACAGAACAAGAGCTACAAGATTACATTCGAGAGTTTGAAACTAAGTATCGTAAATTAGAACCAGAATTAATCGCATTCCCTAGAGGTGTAAATGGAGTCGATAAATATACAGATAGATCATCTATTTATAAACCAGCTACTCCAATGCACGTTCGGGGAGCCTTGCTGTATAACTTCTATTTAAAAGAAAAGCAAATAGATAAAAAGTATGAACTTATAAGTGAAGGCGATAAGATCAAATTCATTTACTTAAAAGAACCAAACTTGATTAAAGAAAATTGTATTGCTTTTATCAATGTGATTCCTGAAGAGTTCAATTTGAAGCAGTATGTAGATTATGACACAATGTTTGAGAAATCATTTCTTGAACCGTTAACAACAATATTGAATGGTGTGGGTTGGTCTGCAAAGCCACAAGCAACATTGGAAGGATTATTCGCATGAAAAAATTATTATTAACACTTGCATTTCTATTATGTGCATCTACAAGTTATGCTCAAAAGACTCCAAAAGGAGTATTATATGATGCTAACATTATAAGAGTGACAGACGGAGATACTGTAGTTATTGCTGCACCGTATTTGCCTGCACCCATCAAACCAGAAATTGCCGTTCGAGTATTTGGAGTAGATACTCCCGAAAAGGGATTTAGAGGACAATGCGATTTGGAAAAACAACGCGGAGAAGCTGCTAGTGTGTTTACCAAAAATGCAATAAATTCCACACAAAAACATCAAGTCATGTTATATGGTTGGGATAAATTCGGTGGACGTGTTTTAGGTGATCTAATTCTAAACGGTGTAAGCCTAAGAGCAGAATTAATTAAAAACGGATTCGCCCGTGAATATTACGGAGATGCCAAACAAAGTTGGTGCAACTAACTATTGACTTTTTGTCATGGTTATATTATAATATTGAAATTACTTAAGGAGTTATTATGTCGTTACTTGAAAAATTAAAGAAAAATTCGACAATCAAAGAAACAGAAACTTTGAGCAAATCCAAATTCTTTGCAAAGAAGGATATGATTCAAACCTCTGTTCCTATGGTTAACGTCGCGATGTCTGGAAGTCTTGAGGGCGGGTTGACTCCGGGTCTCACAGTATTTGCAGGTCCATCTAAACATTTTAAAACAGCATTCTCGTTATTGCTTGCCAAAGCCTATTTGGATAAGTATGAGGATGCTGTCGTTTTATTCTATGATTCAGAATTTGGTTCACCTCAATCCTACTTTGACAACTTTGGAATTGATCCTGGGCGTGTTTTGCACACTCCTATTACTGACATTGAACAACTTAAATTTGATGTGATGAGCCAAATTAACAATGTAGAGCGTGGCGATCATGTTATAATTGTAGTTGATTCAGTAGGTAATCTAGCTTCAAAGAAAGAAGTTGATGATGCACTTGAAGGCAAGTCTGTTGCAGATATGACTCGCGCTAAACAGATGAAGTCTTTATTCAGAATGATTACACCTCACTTGACTATTAAAGATATTCCAATGGTTGTTGTTAATCATACTTATTCTGAAATTGGTTTGTTCCCTAAACAAATTGTTTCAGGCGGTACAGGCATTTATTATTCTGCAGATCAAATCTTTATTATTGGTCGTCAACAAGAAAAAGAAGGTACAGAAGTTATTGGATATAACTTTATTATCAATGTTGAGAAGTCTAGGTTTGTTCGTGAGAAGTCTAAGATTCCAGTTGAAGTTACATTCGAAGGTGGTATTAGCAAATGGTCTGGTCTATTGGATGTAGCACTTGAAGGTGGGTTTGTTATTAAGCCATCTAATGGTTGGTATTCTTCGGTCAATAAAGAGACCGGTGTAGTATCGGACAAGAAGCTTAGACTTAAAGACACATACACTAAAGAGTTTTGGTTACCAATTATTACATCGCAAGACTTCAGAACTTTTATTGAGAACAAGTATCGTATCGCAGGTGGCGAGATGTTAGGTGCTAGCTTTAGTAACATTGATTTGGATGAGGAATTTACAAATGCCAGTGAAGTATGAACCGTGGGCAATTAAAAATGAAAAAGGTGATCTATGGGGTTTCAAACTTCTGGAAGGTAATTATACCGGAACAATCATCAGTATTAATTCCGTCGAGATGGATGATAAATCTGACGACGGAACCGTTGCACTTGACTTCAACTTTGTCCAAAGACCAAAAGGAAAAACAGAAGAAGATTTAAATTCTGCAGAGTTCAACGGCGTGGTAGCAGACATAATTAACGATATATTAGCAAAGGCAATTAATGAATTCGAAAATCGAACAGGTGATTCTGCAAAACCTGGTAACAGATGATGCGTATATGAGAAAAGTAATCCCTTTCTTAAAGCGGGATTATTTTTTAGAAAATAGTGATCGATTAATTTTTGATAGAGTCAAAGCGTTTATAGATGAGTATAATACACCTCCGAACAAAGATGCTTTGATTGTTGCACTTCAAAATGATAAAACTTTAAATGAAGAACAGTACAAAGAAGTTGCAGGTATCATTCAAGAGCTAAACCCTACAGAACACAATAAAGATTGGCTCTACAAAGAGACTGAAAAGTTCTGTAAAGACAAAGCAATTTATAACGCAATTTTAAATTCAATTGCAATCATTGATGGTAGAGATGCGGCCAAGACTCAAGATGGTATTCCTCAATTATTGCAGGATGCACTTGGTGTTTGTTTTGACAACAATGTTGGACATGATTATATTGAGAATGCAGATAGTCGATATGAATTTTATCATAGGGTAGAATCAAGAACACCCTTTGATCTTGAGTATTTTAACAAGATCACAAATGGCGGGTTGCCTAATAAGACATTGAATGTTGTTCTTGCAGGTACAGGTGTTGGTAAGTCTTTGTTCATGTGTCACGTAGCAGCATCGACTTTGGCTCAAGGTAAGAATGTTTTGTATATTACTCTTGAGATGGCTGAAGAAAGAATTGCGGAACGTATTGATGCGAACTTAATGAATATTACTTTGGATCAATTGAAAGATTTGCCGAAGTCTATATTTGACAATCGAATTGAAAAGATTAGAAACAAGACTGAAGGCAGATTAATCATTAAAGAATATCCTACTGCTGGCGCACATACTGGACACTTTAAGGCTTTGTTAAATGAATTGCAACTAAAGAAACAATTTAAACCTGCAATGATTATTATTGACTACTTGAATATTTGTTCGAGTTCAAGATTCAAATCTGGTTCAAATATTAATTCTTATACTTTGATTAAGTCTATTGCAGAAGAACTTCGTGGTTTGGCGGTTGAAGAAGATCTTCCGATTCTATCAGCTACACAGACAACTCGAAGTGGGTATGGAAATACAGATGTTGAACTAACAGATACATCTGAATCTTTTGGTTTGCCTGCAACAGTTGACTTTATGTTTGCTTTGATTTCGACTGAGGAACTTGAACAAACAAATCAGATTATGGTTAAGCAATTGAAGAATCGATATAATGACCCGACAGCTAATAAACGATTTATGATTGGTGTTGATAGATCTAAGATGAAATTATATGATTTGGAACAGTCTGCTCAAAAAGGACTAACAGATGCCAATTTGGATATCGATAGAGTTGACAAACCACAAAAAAGCAATTATAATATAGGAGATGCGTTTAATAAACGGTCTAGAGATTTCTCATCTATAAAGTTATAAAAATGAAACAATATTGGTCAAACACAAACATTGCGAATTGGATTCGAGGTAGCATTAAGCCTACGTCTGCAACTAGTTCTGGTTGGCATAACTGGGAAAAAGACGCAAAAGAAAAACATCCAATTCGTTATTGGATTGTAGAAGAAGGTCTTGATAAAATCCAAACCTTTATTCGGTTACCGATGGATACATTATACAATGCAAAATATTACATTAACAATCGTTGGGTTACTCGCACTAACAGTCTTACTGCACATCCCAGAGACATCAAACCTGGTCAGTGGCAAGACGTGGGTAATCGCTTTTTGCCTTGCTTATTCAATGAGCTTGTGGAGTTTGTTGAGGTAGAAACAGCTTGGTTGCATATTGCATGGGATGACGAAGCAACTAAAAAATATAATCCCCCATTCTATGCCAAAGGTTGGTTCCGTTGGAGAACATGGCGTAGTCCTCAAGCTGGTTTAGATCATCTTGATTGGGCGGCAACACTTACCCATGAAGATGAAAATGGTAAAGTGGAAGACACAAGTCAAGCATCTTCTGCAAAAGAAATTAAAGAACTTTACTTGTGGTGGACTACAGTATACCCTAAAAGACCAGATGCCCATGAAGCAAGCGGATGGTCTGCATATTGCGAAAAACGTAGGCAAAAAGCTGGAGGTGATCTATGGGGTCACGAAAATGAAACAGAAGAAGAACGAAAAGAATGTATGACTGCTTTAGATTTGTCACATAAAATTGAAGCAGAATATATGGCAGAGGATGAAGCAATGTTGATTCGCCTCATTAAAATTAGACACGCACTTTGGACTTAAAGGAAATAAAATGACAAAGAAACAAGTTAAAAAAATTAGCGACAAACTATCAAAAGTTAACGATTCAATAACTATCAATTTATATGACAACGGATATATGGTTGAAGTCAGCGGAAGAGGGCTTGACGATGATTGGACAAACGTAAAAATCTTATGTTCTAATCTAGACGAAGTAACTACATTGCTTAAAGAAGCAAACGAATTAGAAAAGTGCTAAAATGAATGATAAGGTTTGGCACACCATTGTACAAGATGATCCAGATCAACCTGGCGAATTTATTATTGAATTGCCCGAGGATCTTCTTAAACAAGTTCAATGGGTAGAAGGCGATACTTTGGAATGGAAAATGTCTGGTGAACAAATCATTTTATCCAAAACGATAATAGGCTAAATATTATTTGTAACTCAACAGGAGAAACTAATGCAAACTAAAACAAATCCCGAAACACTTATTGAAACAAATAAGCCAGGGTTTCTGCAAGAAGTCATTGAAAACGGACCTAGATCATCTACAGATAGTATATTGAAATCTGAGAGTGAAGTTTACGGCGAGAATTTATCTAAACTATATGGTGAGGAACCGAATCACTTCACCGACTAAAGCGTTATAAATAAAAGTGGAGGACAATAAAATGAAGGTTTCCGTTAGAAATGCAAGAGATAGAATGTTAGTGTATTTACTAAAGTTAGCTGCCGATTCATTTGCCAAAAATTTAATGTCCCCACAATTGACCAAACACTTATCTATTAAAATTATTGTACGTGACAAGCTAGACGCCGGCGGCTTTTGTGATTACGAAATTGATCCAGCCGGCAATCCAAGAGAATTTAACATTGAACTTTTAAGGACACGAAAAAAGATTAATATGTTCAAGGTCCTGGCACATGAGATGGTTCATGTGAAGCAACATGCCAAGGGCGAAGCTAAAGATAAGTTTAAAAAAGATAAGTATATAACATTATGGTTTGGTGAAAAATATGATGATGATACATCCTACTGGGACCAACCTTGGGAAATAGAAGCCTATGGTTTGGAAAATAGTCTTGTTGCAAAATTTTTAGTGGAACATGACCAATTTAAAAATCTAAGGCAGAAGCACGCAGATTGGTTCACAGAGGAGTCGTTAAAAGAATAATTAAAAGGAGCACGGTATGGAAAGTATTACATTTTCGTTATATGACCTAATTCAAATTTCTCTAATGTTAGCAGCTTGTTTTGCCTGTTACAAATGGGGACACAACAAAGGCGTAGATGACACGTTGGACTTTTTCGAATCAGAAGGCGTTATAGAAAAAGAGGAAAATGCTTAATTTTTAAGCAAAATTAACCGTTGTCCTAGAACAACACCGTAGAACCCGAGCATTTGACTCGGGTTCTTTTTTCTGTTATAATAAGCATATGATAAAGAACTTTTCAATCGGTGCAGAAGTCGAGATTCAAACTCGGTGGAAATCGAATATATTGGGTGAAGAATATCAGGATAATATATTCAAAGGTAAAGTCGTTAATAATCCTAAATGGTTAGATAATGATTATGTCTCTGTATATACAGGTAATCCAGAATATCCTACATCCCATATTAATAAGCGATTTATTGTTGGATTTGATTTTCCAGATAATCGAGTAGAAACTCGTATATTCAGGATTAAATCAAAATCGAAAGGGCATGTATATAATGTCGTTTCAGATAACGGTATTGTTTCCTGTAGTTGTGTAGGATTTCAATTCCGTAGAACTTGCAAGCATGCAAATAAAGTTAAAGAATTTATCCAAAATGCTTGACAGGCCAGCCGAAAGGCTATATAATATGAATTGTGAAGTTGTTAATTTTTACATTTTTTTGAAGGATCTATATTATGAGTACATTCACAGTAGCCGGCGTTTCTACACAGTACGGTATCACTAAAGTTCGTTTTGCCAATGACATGGTATCTCGATACAAACTCTTGTCTAAAGGTGGTCACTCTCCTTTGGAGTTGATTGAGTTGCCAAGAGGCATGACAAAGTCCGAAGCATGTCAGTATCTTCTTGATACAGGCGGTGTCTTTGAACAATGGTCTGGTCTCATCATCGAGACAATGGGCAAGAAACAAGGTACAGTTATTAGCAAGCCAGTTAAGGCAAAAGCTAAAGCAGCACCTGTAAAGGCAAAGACAGTTGCTCCTGCGAAAGTAGCAGCACCTAAAGTAGTCAAGGCAAAAGTTGTCGAGGATGACTTGGAACTTGAAGAATTGAAACAGTTGGCTGAGTTGGAAGACGCGCCAATTTAATTTTTAAAAGCACCAGTAAGACGGTGCCGAGATGTATAAATATTTTTATGAACAATAAATTTAACCTTTTCTGTCAGCATCAAGAACCGACTTCTTATATTGGAACGTCAGAGCGCGTTGCAGACAAAAATTCATGGAGTGTGCTTCAGGGTTAGAATTTAAATTTCATACAAGTTTATCTTAGAACCCTCGGCACTTCTACAGTCCGAGGGTTTTTCTTTTGTAGTATGCTTTAGTACCCTTACATTTGACAAGGATACTAAAAGATGTTATAATAAGTTTAAATAGATCGTTATTTAAGCTAAGTTCTTTTAAAATTTGCGCATGATATTATTGTATCCGGTTAGCTCAATAGTAGAGCAATGGCTTGATAAGCCAGAGACAGAGGAGCGTTACCTCTACTGGATACCAATTTTGTCCCGTTCGTCTAGAGGCCTAGGACACCACCCTTTCACGGTGACTACACCAGTTCGAATCTGGTACGGGACGCCATTATTTTGTGCATTACCAAGTGTATAAAATAATGGTACGCCTAGATGGCAGAGTGGTCAAATGCAACGGATTGCAAATCCGTAAGATCGTCAGTTCGAATCTGACTCTAGGTTCCAAAAATAATGCTTGACACAAGTGTGTTAAGATGTTATAATTAAGTTAATTAATTGGGGTTACCCTCACCAGTAGGTAATATAACAAGTGTTCAAGTCGACGGACTAGAGCTTTTATATTACACGAAAGATGGAAACGAAGCCGCAAGGTTGATACGGTGGTCACGCTGGAGTATGTGGGCCTGTAATGTTGAGGCAGAAGGCACAAGAGACGGTCTTGTGAGATATGCGTAGTCCCCCAATTAAAAAGTTTTTGGTCTGTTAGTGTTAGCGGTAAGCACGCGAGCCTGTCACGCTTGTAGCAGGGATTCGAATTCCCTACAGACCGCCAAGTTATGGTCTTAGTCTATAAATGCATAAAGAGAGTCTAAGTTAAATGGCACCTCAAAGTGGGACCAACCATTTTAGAACCCGCCGGAGTAACGTCTGGCTAGTATGACCCATACGAAGCGAAGTGAGTTCGTCACTCAAGGGTGGTAGTCTTTTTACCTAAAGGCCGTTGGCAGCACGAGAGCGGTCCTTGTCGGGGAGCGGGTGGAAGGTACGCATGGGGAATATGATAGCGTCATATTTTTTTGTACTATAATTACCGCCGGAGGACGCAGAGCATTTGCCTAGGTGACGGAATTGGTATACGTGTTGGTCTTAGAAGCCAAATTTTGAGAGTTCGAGTCTCTCCTTAGGCACCATATTGAAACATTCTAAACTGGACGCAGGTTCTAAGAAGTAAGACCTTGATTGATCCCCAAGAAGGTATGGAGAACGAGAGTGTTTCAATATGGGGGTGTAGCTCAGTTGGGAGAGCGGTTGCTTTGCAAGCAATAGGTCGCAGGTTCGATCCCTGTCTCCTCCACCAATTTTTAACTCGGTGTAGTTTAATGGTAGAATTCGTGGTTTGGGACCATGAGACGGAAGTTCGATTCTTCCTACCGAGACCATAGTTTTTATTGGCCTATAGCTCAGTTGGTAGAGCGTTTGACTGTTAATCAAAATGTCCCTGGTTCGAGCCCAGGTTGGCCAGCCAAATTTGGAGATGCCGCCGTAATGGTATGGCAGGAGACTGTAAATCTTCCGACTCACGTCACAATTGGTTCGATCCCAATCATCTCCACCATTTTTAATTTTTAACAAGGAGCAGTTATGAAACACAAGATAATCGTCAAGCAACGTAACCGTTTCGTTGTTTTGGCTTTACAACGCAAAGCGGGAGTCCATCGTAAAAGCAACAAAGCTTTGCGAAGGCAACATAATGCGAGTATAGCTCAGTTGGTAGAGCAGTAGACTTTTAATCTATTGGTCGTGGGTTCGAATCCCCCTACTCGTACCATATAAAAGCACTCTTGTCAGCACTGTGGGAAGCGCAGATAGACAATACTAGAACAAGGTTCGAATCCAAACAAGAGTGTTTCTATATGGTAATATGCAGTTGTTAGTGTAACGGTTAACACCACGGATTGTGATTCCGTTAATATGGGTTCGATTCCCATACTTCTGCCCAGATTAGATTGGGATATTTCAATTGGTTAGAAACGGGGATGTATAAGCCGCGTAATGTGAGTTCGACTCTCACTCCCAATCTTCCGGTGATATAGCATAACGGTAGTGCACCAGCTTCATACGCTGTTCAGTGTAAGTTCGATTCTTACTATCACCACCAATGCGCGGTTAGCTCAGTTGGTAGAGCGTCTGCCTTACACGCAGAATGTCGGCGGTTCGAACCCGTCACCGCGTACCAAATTATTTCTCCCTAGTGTAATGGCAGCACCACGGTCTCCAAAACCGTTAGTAAGAGTTCGAGTCTCTTGGGGGATGCCAAATAATGCTTGACATATGATGTCTAGTATGTTATAATAAATTTTGCCGACTTAGCACAGTGGTAGTGCAATCGCCTTGTAAGCGATAGGTCATCAGTTCGAATCCGATAGTCGGCACCAAAACATCTGGCGGTAGTTCAATGGATAGAACAGTAGCCTTCTAAGCTATCAATCCAGGTTCGATTCCTGGTCGCCGGACCACTTTATTTTTTAGAAAGAAAATTATGAACTTTATTCCATTGCATGATCGTATTGTTATTCGCGAAGAAAAACTTCCTGAAGAAACTGAAAGTGGCATTATCCTACAAGGTGCACTTGCATCTAATGATACTAGAATTAGTATTGTTGTTTCTGTAGGGCCAGATGTTCAAGAAGTAAAAGCAGGCGATAAAATTTACTTGTCATGGAGCAAAGTAAAACCATTCAAAAATGGTGAAGAATTCTTAGGCATTATTAATGAAGAAGATGTTCTTGCTGTTATTGAAGAAGAATAATATTGGGGGTTAGTTAAATGGCATAACATCGGATTTTGATTCCGAGATCACAAGTTCGATTCTTGTACCCTCTGCCAAACGGACCGTAATTCAATTGGATAGAAAGCAAGTCTTCGAAACTTGAGGTTGGGAGTTCGAATCTCTCCGGTCCGGCCATTTAAAGGAGCAAATATGAAAGTAGTTATATTTGAAAATCAATTCAATAAGACTGAAAAGTTTTATTGTGACAATTTAAAGAATGTACAATTGATTGATGGAGTAGAGTATTTGCACGTTAGGCGTATCGAGAATAGCAGAAAATTTCTAATCCGAAAAGATTCGTTACGACAAGTAGAAGAAAAAAGAATTTAGGAAATGTGGTCGAGTGGTCTATGGCTCTAGTCTTGAAAACTAGCGATTCGAAAGGATCCGTGAGTTCGAATCTCACCGTTTCCGCCATATAGGAGAGTGGGCAGGATGGTAATGCAGCAGATTGCTAATCTGTCATCGGCTTATACCGGTGAGTGGGTTCGATTCCCACACTCTCCGCCATTACATATCGGGCAAGCTAATTAGCCCGTATTCGTAATCTTTTAGTATTTCGATAACAACATCGCAGACTTCTAGTCTTCTTTTTAATTCTAGATTCTCTTGTTTGCGAATTTCCACATGCTTTTCTAGGAACTGCAATATGATATTCTCATCCGCAGTCTTAATAGAAAGACGTTCAATAACCCTACTGAGTTTTTGCAAATGATTATTGCAACTATCTATATTTTGCATCACCCCATTTTTGACAGCTATGACTTCGTTAGTCATTAGTACAATTAAATTATCATGTTCTGGATTAAAGTTTGGAACAATACTAAATAGCATTTGAGCAATACGTTCAAGCGCTTCACCTCTGGTGCCACGAGATTCTAAAATATTTCCTGTTTTATCATATTCTTTTCTACGAATAAAATCGCTTAGAATTTCATATGCAAGTTTTATGCGTTTGAATACTTCCTCATCTCCTCCTTTGTCAGGATGATGGAATTGCGCAAGCGTCCTATACCGTTGTCTTATGTCTTCGGTAGATGCATTTTTTGAAACGCCAAGTTCTTCGTATGGATTCATAATAGATAAAATAGTTTTTATATTTATCGGCAAAAATAAAGTTTGAAAAATTTAAATAACCCCTTATGGCCTGTATAAATATAATTGACAACGGGACTTAGTTATGATATATAAACCACAAAATTTAGATGATCCGATTCTTCGAGTAATCGAAGACGACCCTGTCCGCCCTGAGATTCCCGTCGCTTTTCGAATCACCGAAAATAGGGAAGTTCTC